AGTGTATCATAATTCTCAAACTCACCACCGTCGATGATCTTTTGAGCTTTACCCATTACCTTTTGAAGTTCTTGTTGTTTACAGAATTTCAAAGCCTTTTCTTGTACAAAACCTACGCCATCGATAGGTGCATCCTTAATTTTTTTAATTGTGTCTAATACAATTTTAGATGCAATCTCCTGTTGGAGTTCTGATTTTGTGATTTGTTCAAGGGTTTCAAACGACGGGGTGTGGTCGTATTTTGTATAATACTCTCTAATCATCTGAATTAATATTTTGAAATACTTGTTTTCAAAATAATTGTTCTCAATCACATCAATAATTGAATGTGAAAAGTCTTTGTCTACGATGATTTGATTTAATAATTGTAATTGAAAAGTATTACCTAAATACTCAAAATTTTTACCTGTCGCCATATAGTTTTTTCTCCTTTAGTAAAAATAAATAGTATTAGTTTTTGATAAATTCAGGGTATCGGAAATTAAATTTTTCACCTGAAAAAATGTCAGTCAGGGTACCAAGTATGTTTTTTAGTTTTGGGCGTAGGTCTACGGTGTATCTGACCTTCGGAGGGTACACTTTAGCGTCGAATACTCTCTGACAAATTGTCATGTCTCCGAGCTTAATAATTAGGTTAAAATTCTCAGGACCATCAGTAATTGACGTATTTAAAACGTCTGGGTTCTCTGAAATTTCATATTGATTGTCTAACATATAAGTTACCGATCTCATCTTTAAATCGTACTGTAACTCTCTGTAAAGACTTGAGATGTAGTCATAAAATTCTTCAGATTTGTGAGCGTTTCTGTTAAACCCACGAACATTAAAGAATCGTTGAACCACGATGTTGTCATTACACATTAACAAAAATTCAACTTTTGTTATTTCTTGATCTTTCATAGTTTGTTTTGTTTTCTACTTTTTGTTTCTAAACTTACTTTTTTCTTTTCTTGTTAACTTAAGAAATGGTTTCAAAAAACTTACCCAAGCGTCGTCACCCTTTGGTAGATATTTGAAGAACCCGTCCTCCATCATCATTCTAATTAGATTTCTATATCCTCTTCCGTCGGGATCCATCGACTCAGTGTAATATAATCCAACTAATTCTTTGTCTTCATCACTTAAAAGTGGTTCATCCAAGTCTACGAGTTTTTGGTTGATCACATAAAACTCATCACCAAAAATACCTTCTTTAGTTTTACCACTTAATAGATTTTGAAGTGCAACATTCCCCTTCTCCTCTTTAAGTAATTTAGTACTCTTATCCAAAATATATGGTATTTGTACTAATTCTTCAAGTAGCTCAGGAAATAATTTAACCAAAGTTTTCTCACCGAGATAGAAAATACCATCGATATTATCCGAACTATCACCAGTGAGAATCTTTACGGTCTTAACATTATAGTGGGGTATCTCAACATCGTTGATTTTAATTGTGTCCCCAAGCTTATAATATTGTTTTGTGGATGGTGAATAAATTGATACTTTCTCCCCAATTAATTGGGTTAAATCCCTATCACTCGAGAATATTGTTTTTTCTTCGTCTAAGGAGATTTTACAATATTGTGCAATCAAGTCATCAGCTTCAGCGTGTTCCGTCTCTAATTGTCTCACAAACATCTCCTCGAGGTATTGTCTAACCCTTTGTTTTTGTTCGGCAAAAGATTCTTCTTTCGATTCTGAATCTGAAGATTTACGATTTAATTTATATTTTGGGTATATCAATCTTCTTTGTGAAGATGAGGTTTTAGAATCCCAAAACACAACAACCTTATTATAGTTGTGTTCCTCTAAGAATTTACGAAGAGTGTTTAGAAAGTGCCAAACACCGCCGACATGTTTTCCATTATGATAGAATTCTCTAACACCATGGAATCCAATTTTCAATAAATTATTTCCGTCTACTAATAATGTTTTGGACACTTCCTAAAACTTAAATGATTTCTACTCTACTTCTTCTTTTTCTGCTTGTAAATCGAAGTCACCATCGACTCCGATTACGTCTTTCCAATAGTCGGCATATTCTTTCTTATACTTTTCTATTGATGATTTTTCTTCTGCGGTGTCTTTACCTGGTAAAAATCCGTGTGGTGTTACGATAATTCTCCCGTCTTCAAAACCAAGTCCGTTGATGTGGTTTTTCATAACCGACACTTTAGTTCTTGATGCGAACTTAACGGTTCTCTTATCTTTTGTTGCAGTGATTTTAGTTGTACCAGCACCTTTTTGATTACCAAACAAGAATACTAAAGAAGAGTTCAACCAAATCGCTTCACCACCTTTTGCTTTGATCTTAGGTTGACCAAATGGATTGTCAGGTAATTCTACCCAAGGTTGATTAACGATAATCAAAGTATTTTCATACTTAGAGTCCGCCTTACGAGATCCTGAAATACGTTGGTTGATACCCATACCGATTTTGTCGGCTAATACAGAAGCGTTGTGTTGTTTACCACCTTTACCTTCATAAGTCATTTTACAAGGAACTGAACCTACTGAGTCCCACATAATACAAAGTGAATAATCTAATTCACCTTTCTCTTGAGCATCTAGTAAACTATTGATGTAATCTGTAATTTGTTCGATGTAACTGAAGTTATTATTGAAGAGAAAGAACCCGTCCCAATCTAACTCACCTGTTTCTTCATCAACAACTTCTTCACAATCAAAACCCATAAGTTTTGCGTGATCAAAAGACCATTTTTGTTCGGTAATAATAAACACGGGAAGTATACCTTTCTTTTGAGCGTCAACAGCAGTTTTAACTAAAGCAGTTGTTTTTCCTGTATCTGAGTGACCCAAATACATATTAAGGTGTCCGATTGCAGGACCAGGTAAACCAACCGCATCTAAAAAGTTAGATCCTAAATCAAAAAATCTTTGTGGTTTATATTTTGCGTCCGATGAGAATTTTTTCTTTATCGAACTAAAGTCGTTTTTTTTGAGTGCCATTATATTTCGTAAATTTTAAATTCGGTAATTGTTTTTAATTTGTCGTTAGCGTTTGTAAGTTGTTCAACTAAATTATCTATCTCCTCTGTGTGTTGTGGATGTTCACCTATCCCAACAGAATTTGTGAAATAAATGTATAATCTTGCCTCAGCATCTGCAATTTCAGCTTCGTATTTTTTTATTAAAGCCTCTTTAAGTTTTTCTGCAATAAATGGTTTCATAGTTTCTTTTTATATAATTATAGACAAAAAAACGGGAACAATAAACTGCTCCCGTTAGTTTTATTTTCAATAAAAATTAGAAAGGTAACTCTTCGTCCACTTCATCGTTTGCTTGTGGATCAGCAACTTCGTTGATTGATTTTATTTCTACTTTTGGTGTTCCTCCCATAGAAAACTCTTCAGTCTCTGTGTTTGAATAAACAAATCCACCTTTTTCAGAGTCCCAACGTGGAGTCTCGCCACGAGCGATTGCCTCAAGATATTCAACAGGTTTTTTAGAGTATACATCTTCCCAAGTCAATTCGTCTGCAACCCACTCAGACATTTGAGTTTCGTCGTTAGAGATTGGCGATGGGTCATCGTACATAACCGTTTGGATTACTGTGTAAGTTGCTCCTTTCGGAGTTTTTGCCTTTGTTAACTCAAGGATCAAATCACGACCTTTATCAGGATCTGTCACGTCACCTTTTGCTTTCCAAATTGGAATGATTTTATCAAGTATTCCTTCTTGTTTGTAATTGTGTTTAAATCGCCAAAATTTAACTCCGTCTTGTTCGTTGTCACGATCAATTACTTTCACGATATAAAACTTACGTGATCTATATTGTGTTGCTAATTGTTTGTCAGTTTCTTTACCTGTTGACATAAGTTCTTCATAAACTTCATTCAAAGGTGAACGCTCGTTATCATTCTTTCCTGGATCGTAAAATTTCTGCCATTTACCGTCCACAAGTATCTCGTGGAACCATACCTCTTTGAACGGTGAGGATCCGTCTGTTGTAGGTAGAATACGTAATCGTCTCTGACCTTGTTTCTCGTTGTCTTTCAGAATCGCTGCGAAGTATTTCTTCATTCGATCTTCAGAAGACATTTTAGATGAGGAGTTTGTACTACTCTGTGTTGATTTTTCGTACTGTGAAAGTACTGCGTCTAAAACATTTGTCGCCATGTGTAAATAAAAATTAAAGGTTTATATTAAAATTATAGTTGTATAAAAAGTGATAGTCAAATAGTGTCGCCAAAAAAAGTTAAGGTCGAAATTAATCGACCTTTTAACTTATGAATTATATCTGTTTAGTAAAATGTCGTCTTCGTCTTCCATCGGTTCGTTGAATGTTTTCTCGATTTCAGATGGACTAAAGTTTTCTACTTCGTCTCTTGTTAGAACATATTCGTTCTTACCTGTCATTTCCATTTCGTCTTCTTTATCTTTAAAGAAGTCAGCCAAGTTTTGTTTAAATGGTCCTGAATCTAACGAACGTAGTTCTAATTTCTCCTGTGCCGTTTTAGGTCTGTATTTCTCAAACTTAACTTCTAAACTGTCTATTTTGGAAACTAAATTATCCATTTCAGATAATTTATCTTCCATAGTTTTAATTTGATTAAACAAGTTTTCAAAGTATTCTTCTTGTTTATCCGCCATAGTTTTTTGTGAGTCAACTAAATCGGTAATATCTAATTCCTCAACTTCTCCCTCACCTTCAGCACCAATTTCCTCAACGTCAGGGTCTGCCGCAACATCAACAGGTGTTGCTTCACCTTCAGGAGCTGCTGGTGGTACAGGTGCTGCAGGATCTGTGGGTACTTCACCCGGAGGTGGTGGGATTGCTCCTGCAGCAGGATCTGCTGCGGGATCCAATGCTGGATCTGCTGGTGGAGGTGGAACCTCTTGTTCAGAAATGTAATTGTTAATCGAATTATATCGTTTAATCTCGTTTAATATTTTTTCGTCTATACTCATCTTATCCGTTAAGTAATGTTTTTATACCTTTATTGGTCTCAACTTGAACTTTTTTAAAGGTTCTCATAGTGTTATCAACTCTTTCAATTAAGCCGTCTTTCATTCGTACAGTATAACAATCTCCTGTGTCTAAATCACAAACTTGTTTAGTACCATCCCCCATATCTTTTTCAGAAACTCTTGTGTTTTTACCCAAGTAGTTATCTAATAATAATTTTGTATTCATAGTTGTTTTTTATTATAAATATCAATTAATTGTAAAAGTTTGGATGCTTCGGTAAACTTGTAATGCTTTTGTGACTTCTTGTTCAACTATTTTTTTGTCCTGTTCGGTCATCGTTGTATACACATTATCAGGTTGTTGTACTGGATAACTTAGAATGTATTGTTTGGCTATGGATTGTTCACTTGTAAGTCCGGACTTAATATCTGATTCTAAACTAGCAAGGATGTTTTTTATTCTCAAAAATGCAAATTCTATAAAACTATCAAATGTTGTAAAACTTACAACTGGTAAATTATTTTCTGTTCCCCTTTTCACACAATAAAACTTACTATTTACAAAATTACTAAAAGAAGGACCATAGTTTTCTTTTAGATTTATTGTTGAGTAATTATTTTCGAAACCTGTTATTTTAGAACTATTTCCCGTATCCATATATATAAAACTGAACAGTATACTAGTGTAGAGTTGGAAACTTTGATCTGTTTTTGGACCTACGTTTAATTTGGTTAGTACATTAACGATTGTATCAAATAACTCCTTAGTTGTTTTAGATGTTGGAGTAGGGATCTCAATCGCAGTGTATTGTGAATACCTAGGATTTAAGTTAGATTGACAATCTTGTGATTTTGTAAGGGTTTCCTGTGCCTGTAAATTAGCGATCACGTTATTTTTTTGGAATAGAATGTTATCGGAACCTTCTCTTAATTTTTGTTCTCTCTCTTGGATCTTAGTATTAATTGTCGATAATATCTTAACATTTAATGTTTGTATAAAATTGTCAATTCTTGGTAAACTATAGAATGGTTGTCTTGTGCCTTCAAAATGTGTTTCAAACCCATTATCACCAACACTATGTGTTACTTTTGTAATCATATAAGGACCTGAGAACATAGGAATGTTTCTAATATTAAAATACATCATAGGTTGTATTAGGGCGTTACCCATCATATCCACACTACAAGTATAACTTCTATTTTTATATAGGTTATACAACGAAACTGATTGTGTTGTTGATCGTCTGTTTTTACCTAAATTTGCCATTTGATTTAACATCTCAAGTGATTCAGATGTTGGTTTACCTGGATCTTGAGAAACACTAAATGATTTAAATATTTGTTGGTTTTGTCTTGTCATATCAACATTAAAACCAACCACCTTATTAGATTTTCCCCAATCTTGTTTATCAATTTGATTTTCAATTAGAGGATTGTCGCTAGCTCTTCTTAAGTCAAACGCATCATCACGATACCTATAATCAATATTATCTTTCATATCTAAATGTTCACTTGGTTTGTTTACATAATAACAAAGGAACTTAGGCGAACTATTTCTATAATCAACATTCAAAAATGTTCCAAATAACATATTACCAAATTCTAAACTACCGTCAGGTCTTGGTGTTGGGTTCTTTTGTGCGTCTTGTACATTATAAAAATTAACATACGCCGGTAACATAAAGTGTTGGAAGTTGTTTTGTACTAATATGGTGGTGACCATATCTAATAAAGTATTCTTATAATTGGCTCCGTCGATGAGGTCCATAATTTCAAAAATGTCAACCAATACTTTATCTCCAACATTTCGACTAGCTCTATCTACCAATAATACGTCTTCAAATAATGTTTTACTTTCAAAATCAAAACCTGCAATCCAACTATCATTAAGAGCTTTAAACGTTTCCCATAGTTCGGTTCTTGTTTGTTCGGTAAAACCAGCTTCTAAGTCGGCTCTATTTTGTGAATTATCTTCTTCAACAAACACATTAGGTAATTGTTTTCTTACCGCTGGTAACATAACATTTATAACGTTATTAATATAGTTGTCTGATTCTATAATATAGTCATCCATTAAACTATAAAAACTCGTGTAATTTAAATTAGGGTTAGTCAATTTTTGGGTTGCATATATCTTAATCAACGGGGCAAATTCTTGGACGTTTTTTTCGTTAAATAAAACATTTAGATCAACAAAGAAGTCTGTTATATAAGAACCACTATCTTTGTAGGCCAATTCAGGGATACTTGATTTACCAACATAGTATTCGAGAGCTTCCCATGATTTCGGGTTTTGTTGTTTAGATTGAGCTAAAGTAACACCACCACCTTGTGTTGGTAATGATCCTTGAAAATATGGTCCGTATATAATTGGGTCCTCAATAAATCTAGTTGAGAACGTATAGAACAACCTTTTGTCAAAGTCTGATGGATTACCGTATTTGAACACCACATCATAATTCATAAATGATGTTAATATATTTTGGAATGTTTCATTTTGATTGGTTATCAGGCTTGAAAGTTTTGTTTCTGGTGATGTACCAGTTGGGACTTTCGCTTTAAACAATTGTCTCGCTAAGGTTTGGAAGTTTTTAAATGTCTGCTCACTAACTTCATTTGCGTTGGTTTCAGTTTCAGTTGTATTTAAGTTACTTGCGGTTTGTGATGATGGTAAGGTATCAATAAAATCGTAAATTGATCTACTGAAATTTAAAAACTCAGACTCAAAATAATCTAATGTTTTGGTATTAAACGTTGTAAATAATTCTTGGAAATCTGTATAATCATTTTTATCTCCGCTTATAATGAAGTTTTGTTGATCCTTTTGTTCATTAAGTATTTTCTTAAGATATGTTTCAGGATCATTTTTAATTACTTTAGAATTATCAAACCATCCGTATTGAGGCGCATTCCAAAATAATCTTACAGAACCATTAAACATATCCTCGTTACCAGAAAGTTCGGTACGCATAACACCATTCTTAAATGCTTCATCTTTTGTTTGATTTATATTAGTACCGAAAGACGGCATTACATAACAAAAACTTGGTTCCGTAGATGATGAAACAACAACAGACCATGGAGACACTCTCATCGTTCTTGCAGGATTTGATGGGTCAAAACCTGGTGTTTCATAAATGGTTGAGTTTGTCGTATTCATCATTATTAAATTTCCACTATCCAAGTTATTTTGTATTGTCAGTGAACCAATACCTTGTATGTAGCTATTTTGAACGACGAACGCTGATGTTGTTGGTGTTTGACCTGTACCAATAATATAAAGACCAACACCACCTGTCGTTCCTGATACCTGACTTTGTATTGTCACATTTCCATTTAAGAGAGGACCATTAATTATGGATCCATTAACTAACACATTACTATCAATACTATTGATTTGTAATGGTGGGTTAAGGGTAATAAAATTTGATGTGAAAGCAGAAACGTTATTAACTTTATACAAACCGTTTGAGTTTGTATCTCCACTAATTTGATTCACTACTGTTAATGGATATGGAAATGAAGATCCCGTCAATATTAAACCATTCGATATTGACGCTAAACTAACGTTTGATAATTGAGCAAAACTTCCGATCGTAAAATTGAACGACGGTATCGTCGAAACAAATGTTGGTGTTGTGGTATAAACACCTGCACCTCCCGCAGTTCCTGAAACTTGACCAGTTACAACTAAGTTAACACCTACAGATGGTATTGTTATGGTAGTACCTATTTGAATTAGGTTATTAGTAATTGAATTTACAGTGATGGTTGTACCATTACCGCTACAACTACCGGTAACTTCAAATGCTGTGGTATTACCACTAATTTCTTGTACCGTACAATTACCTCCCGTTTGAGTTTTACCACTAAACAATTTTAAACCTTGTAAGAAGACATTAAAGTCATCAACTAACTGAGGATAAAACCCTGTGTTGATATCGGTAAATGGTTGTGTTCCTGTTGTTGTATCTAAGACTAAATTTCTTGGTGTTCCATCAATTACTAAGTTATAATTTTTGGTTGCTGCAGAATTTACAGGATCCCAATTTTCTAAATAATTAAAGTCTTTCCAAACACTATCAAGGTAATCTACACCAGTGTCTCTATATGTTTTATATCTATTCCAAATTGATCCGTATTTTAATATCCAAGCATAAGGTAACTTATGAACCGCCCCGAATTTCTTCATCGTCGCCAAAATATAACTCAAGTCAGTTGTAGATTCACCATTTTTGGTAACATACTTTTCTCGTAAGGTCGCTAAAGGTAAACTATTCAAGAATAGGTACGCGGCACTTTTATACGGATATGGATCGTTTTGTTTGTATCTAAAATTAAATACACCCTGTTGTACCGCATTAATAAAATACGGTGTATTCAACATCGATGTAGTTTGTGTTTCGGTTAAGTGATTTGTATAACCAGTATATTTTAAATTACCTTCGGTAACTAATTGGTTTTTATATGTTCTTGTATTATAAAAAGTTTTTAAGTTTGTAGTATCAGGAGTTACTGATAAGTTTTCAAAGTTAAAATAAGTGTAGGGTCTCTTTGTAGTTTCGTTGTCGTCGTTTTCGAAATTGGTTACCGTCTTGTGAGTATCATTATATTCTAAAACGTCTTTGGTATCAAAGGCTTCATTTGCATTATTTAAACTTTTACCATTTGCCAAATTATCTCTATCCCATTTCAAATTTGTAATTGGGTAAACATCGGTAAAGTCAAAAGTATTACTACTAGATGATGAGGTTAAGTATTTCTCTAAGTTCGTAAGGTTTCTTGGGTTAGATAATGAAACATTTGGTTGTGATTTTGTAGAACTTAAGATGTCAGAATTATATACAACATTTGGGTTTTCTACGTCATTTCTAATATATGGTGTCACGAATGTACCTTTAATAAAAGTTTGCCAACTATCTCCTTGTCCTTGATTAGATATGTGTCTTAAGAATGGTAAATAATTATTACTATCTAAAAGATATTCTTTAATTTTTTTTGTTAGGAATGGATTATCTGCACCCAAACTTTTTATTACGTTTACAGCTTCATCATCACCTTCGGCCTCATATATAGATAAATCATAACCAGATGTTCTGTTGAATTTACTATAATATGAATTCAACATGAGTCTTTCATATATTTCAAAAAAGTATTTTGATTCTTCTTTGTTTTGGAATACTTCGTTTGTTACTGGGAACTCAATCGCATTTAATGTTGCTCTTGATGGTTGGTTATCTAAATCATTAAATTCTGCACCAACCTTATCATCAGTTTTTGTACGTTCTGTATATCCTTTAATGAATTGTTCTACAAACTCCACCTCAGGCCAAACTTCAGGACTATAAGCCCTATATGATGACGCAACATTTTGTGCTCCAGGATAAATTAATTCAAATTTTTCTTTCCCATCATCACCTACAGTTTCTTGGATAACTTGAGGCCAAGGATATATTGGTTCATTATTTTGTGTTGAGGATTTTATATCGACGCTTGGTGCTGTTGTTTGATTACCAAATATTGCGGCTCGTCTATAATCATTTTCTCTTTGTTCCCAAGCCTTCTTGTGAACATCATCTAACAATCTCAAAAATGCTTCACCCTGACAATAAAATACCGCCAAAATATTTCTAACCGAAGGAACAAACCCAAGACCTCCACTACCTCTTGCATTAAACTTTTCCGCCAAACTTGTTGTGATTTGTTGTTCTATTTTGGTTCTTAATGTTGCCGCTTGTTTAGACATTCCGTCTGTTATTTCCATAAAAGATTTTAATCCTTCGAAGTAATTGAATGTTGAGTTATTGGCAATAAAGGTAGTTTGTAAAGTAGTTATGAAGTTGTTATAAGCTATATCAACTTTTGTCTGTGCTGCAGGTGGTGTTCCAACTGGTGATAACTGTCCTTTTGGCGAATTCTCTTGAGTCTGAAACGTTTTATTAAAATCAACTTGATCTGTGTTTACCGAAACTCTAAAGGTTCCTGTTGTGATGTTAAATGGAATTTGTGTTTGTTCGGTAATGTTACCGATAGTATAACTACCACCAACACCAAAAACCTTATTTTCATTTAGTCGAGCATTATATTCTTTTATAATTCCATCTAATTCAGTAAGAGCAGTTTCCCTTTGTTCGGGCGAATACTTTTTAAGGAAGTCATAAACCTTTTGACCACTCTTGAGTATTATTGGGTTTTTAATATCCATATAGGTATTAAACCATGATGTCGTAAATAAAAATACTTTTTGTTGGTATGATAACAACGTATTAGTATAGTCGGTCATAGTTGTCATGACACCCATATTTTCTTTGGTGAAGTCCGCTAAGACCTCATCAATAAATCTTTGTAATCGGTATTTTAATTGATTAAGAGTTATCTCAGGAAAATCGTCAGGAATTAATCCTTTTGATTTATAGTTAGAGTAAATCTCTTTCATCTTTTGATAACCCCTACTTACAACTGTAGGTGATGTTGCTGTTGTAGCGTCTGATGATGTACCTTGTTCTACCGTTGCAGGTGCTTGTGTTACCGTGTTGTTATACATATGTGGAACCGCCATCAAAGCCCCAAAGTTCACATAAGATAACAAAGTATATTTGTATCCGTAGAACTTTAAACTTATTATAAAGTTATGTGATGATGGATCAAATTTAGATGTAAATGACTGCAACATTATTGGGAACTTGATTGCCTTACCATAATAACCCTTTAATGTTAATGTAAATTGTGGGTATGGTAATTGGAAGAACGCAGCATATGGTGAATTGTTTCCACCTTCGAATAATGCTCGACCCTTTACGTCCTCAAGTTCAACCGTAATTACGGGTAAAAAATCTAAACCTATTGATACGTTAATACTTTTCATCCCCAAGAAACCATTATCCACAGCTCCCGGTGTTCCGTTTGAATTTAAGTTTTGTGTTATATAAAAGTCGTCGGACTTATTAGGATTTTTAACCGCAGTTAAATTTACTTGGTTTACTCCCTTCCCCTGAACACTGTCTTTACCTGTGATCTCATCAGACCAAGCGGTATCCATAAAAGTTTTATGGCCTGGATTTAAGAAATTAATCTTACCAACCGAAATTGTTCGTTGTTGGTCATTCATGGCGGACCCTACCGCCAACTTAGTTCGAGGTAATACATTACACTCAAGATTGGCATAATATACCAAATCTTCTTGTTTGACTAATCTTTCTTTTACATTACCATCTTGGTCTACTAATTTATTTGGATCAATAAGGGTAATGTTGTCATAATCAAACTCAACTAAAATATTTTCCCCGTTATCTGCCATAGTAGAAGTAGTAATTGTCTAATGAATTTTTATAATCTTGTAATGAAGCTACTAACGGAAATGGAATAGTCAATACAGCACCATCAGGTATTGAGAATTCATCACCTGTATATTGGGGATTTGCTTGTAAAATTAACCAACCAAAGTATGGGGTTCCATAAAATTGTTGTGATGTTTTATCCAATCGTGATTGACCAACTTTATAAATAAAGTTTTTATCTGAAGTTTTAGTTGGTAACGCAACACCAGGTACAACAGTCTGTTGTCCGTTAAGTAAAAAGTCCGTATATCTATTCCAATATTGTAATGCCATTTTAATTAAATGTTACTTTCCCGTTAAAGGTGTCTTTTTTATTATTCAAATTGTTATTTGAATATAGGTCTTCTATTATTTTATTTTTATCGTTCACGTTTTGTGTTACGTTAGTGTTATACTTACAAGTCTTAACTGTATTATCAGGTAATGTAAATGTTGTTACCGTTTTAAATCTTGGTCCGTATATTGTATCGGTTTCGGTTTTCGTAAATTGTCCGTTAAAAGATGTATTTGTATTAGTACAGAAAACTCCATAATTTTCACAAACCGTTTGTACTTGTGCAACCAACGCCGGATTTTTCATCACTTCTTCACCACTTGTTAAATCAATTATTACCGATGTTAACAAACTTGGGTCAGTAAATAATGGTGACATCGCAATATAAAATCTATTGTTAGGACAACTATCACCAAAAACACTTGTACCCCCAAATTTAAAGTTACACCCATCACCACTATTTAAACTGGATGTACTAGGGTCGAAGTAATTTGTCACTATCTTGAGTTCAGTCATTATATCTTCAAACTCTTTGATTGCTTCTGGTACTTTAACCGTAAACACATTTGATAATGAACCTTCGGTTGTTGCCGGAGCAAAGAATGTATCACCACTCAAGTCATAAAGTTTTGGCTTGTTGTTTGTATTCAATTCGCCATCAAGTTTAAAAGCAACAACATCTAATTGTCTGAAAATGTAATTTAATTCAGTTTGATTTTGTATGATGTTATTTGTGTTAGCATTTAAAACATCTAAGATTGCCCCTTGTCTTTGATCCACAAGAGTTTTTAACTTGTCTTGTATTTCTCTTTTTTGTTTGTTTGTTATACCTTGACCATCTTGTACCAAAGTATATATAATAGGTGAATCTTCATCATCAATATCCTTTTTAACTTTTTTGATGAGGTTTTCAACATAATCTTGGTATTTGTTGTTTTTACCAAATAAAGTCGTTTCTTTTTTATCGTTTGTATAAACCGAAACATTACCTTTAACATATGATCTATCTTTCAAATACAATTGTAATACACCATAATTATAATCAGTACTGATCTTTTCTAAAGAATCATAATACGTAGTGAAGTAACCTCGTAAACCATCTTGTAATGATGTTAATAGAGGTGCGTAATCCATATCAGTATCACTTGCAATAATACCTACAGTACTTCCTCCTCTTTTAGGTTGTACGCTATTAATTTGTGCCTGATCCGAAGTTGTTACTGGTGGTAAACCATTTGTTATTTTTTCAACAACATACTTATCTAACTTACTCGTATCTTCAGTTGGTGTTGCTCTTTCGTCGTATATTTCAGTATTTGCATAATAGTTAAATGACAGAGCGTTTTGTAATTCTTGTACGGGTTCTTTTATACCCATACCACCGATTATATTAAAACTTAAACTTATTTTTGCCAACATAGGTTGTATACCAATACCTTCAGGGTTTAAATCTAAATGTAATGGATCATAAGAAATACCTAAACTTGTTGGTACTATTTTAGTATTGTAGAAGTCACCAACTCTTAATACTAATATTGGAGGTGCACCAAATGAAGTATTTAAAGCATCATTATATTTTGGTCTACCGTCAGGTCCGATCACAGGTATTGTTTGACCTGGTCTCATACACTGTTGTAAGAATGTTAATCTCGCATTTAAACCCTCAGGTGTCATGGAGTGGAACGCAGGACTAAAGAATTTGATTTTATCTTTGATTGTATCATAAATCATAGGATCAGTCTCTTTAATCACTTGGAAATAATCACATTCTGTAAATAAGTTTCTTAGTATCTTTTTAGATATACCTTCCTTGATTTTTTGTTCTATAGTTATTTTTGGTTCAGGTTTAATACTTTGAGTTTGACCTGTTAATATGTTCTGTGGGTTTGGTGTTGATCCATCATCAGGTTTTGGTATTGGGTCAGGGTCTTTTACTATTTTTTCAGCTGGTTTTGTAGCCACGACCTTTTGGATCGAAACTCTTCTACATGCCATTGCGGGTATACTATACCACTGTGATTGTGAATTAACTTTATTAGGTGTTACAGTCAAGTCTACAATATCATCGGTACAATTTACTTGTGCTGAAAGAACATCTCCTCCAGTTGAAGTTGTGACGGAGATGTCGGTAGTGTCTTCAGTAGTTGCATCGGCATCTTTTTTTGTTTTAGGTATTACTAACTGTTCTCCACTAGCAGTCAAATTTATTTTAAATTTGTCTGTTTCGAAGTATTCTTGTATTGTTTTGTCATTTGATAATTTGTATGACAGCATCCATTTTTTTACGGAATCGTTTCTTCTTTGAGATAGTTTCTGATTGTAACTAACTTTAGCAGGTGCAGACGCTGATCCGATCATATCCAAAGTTACTGATCCACCTTCGACCAACACATCACCTATTTTTTTCATAAATTCGTTTTGGATTACGTTAAAGTTACCAGTAATAACGTCGTTGAAAAATTGTGGTATTCCTCCTTTTTCAAAGGTCTGTCCTCCTGATGAAACTTCAGAGGGTGCCTTTTGATCATATGTTGTTTTATTACCAGATGAGGTATAACTATTGTACCAATAATCATATGGTTGACTTGCCACAACCTCATACGACGTTTTACACTCAGGACAGTCATTGTCAAAGTAAAATGCATAACCCACATAATTACTTAAATCAACATTGGTAGGTTTAGTATCCTCAGCTGTCTCAGTTCCTGTTTCTGTTGTACCTGGTGTTCCATCCCCACCAGTAGCTTTTTTCGCTTGATTTGTTGATGAATCTTGCGGTATACTTTCAAATACCTGTATTTGTTCCTCAGTTGTTAATCTTGGGTTATTTAAGATTTGTTGGTATGTAAATAAATCTTTTGTTGGTATCATATTAAATTTGATAGCCAAATCATATAAATCATACTTGGTACAACCAGCAAAGAATGAGTCTACAACACTTTGTACTCGTTCTCTACCAACACCTTTCATTTGTTTTTCAATTATCGTATTCAACATAGATGGGTTGTCAACAATAATAGTCCAACTTAACTGTCCCGATCTACTTGTATTTTTATAAGTATAAATTGGTTCAGGTCTACCTAGAAAGAATGTTGAGTTAAAGTCGGGTTTTGCATCGTCAGAGAATTTTAAATCATACGGTGGAAACCACATAATTCTACCACCATTAGGTCCTTTTTCACAAACAGGTAAATCATCATAAGTATAACCTGGTCTGTCTGAAGTTCTCCACGCTAAATTCTCAATAGAAAACATATACTTCTTAACTTTACCATCGACAATATTTGTTGATCCGGGATTTCTTAACGGAGCAATGTTTAAGTTATAAGTGTTATCTAATACTGAGTAATCAACTCTTCTACCCTCTGTGGTAATACCTGCAGATTTTTGTAAGTCAGCATAGGTGTAGTAAGGTGTATCTTTTTGGAAAACTCTACAATATTCTAAGCCCGCTTGTGTCCCGTCAGCTTGATTGACATAAGAAAGAACCATAGAACCTTTTGTCATTTCTTTATATCCATCGTTAAATACTTTAAAAACTTGGTTAATTGCAGTACCTACATGTTTTAATCTCGCCTGACCTTGTACTTGATCTGCAGAATCAACAAGTCTTTGTGTTTCATATAAAATAGAACCAGGTCTAAACGGAATATCAACAGATTGGTATCTTAAATAATCAGCAGATATTTGATTAAAGTCGTCGTCTAAACTACCAGCACCACCACCCTGTGTTGCTCTAAAACCTGCATTACCTTTATACTTAGGTGATGTCCAAACTAATTGACCTGAGGTTCCTCCACCGTCACTAAAAGATTTACCCGCTAAACCGAAATTGAGTAAAGTTTCGTTTCCTTCATAAAGAATTGCTAATTCTTGTGGTCCGTAAACAATACTTTGTTGTTGGACTCCGAATTGATTAACAGGAACCTGGTTTGGTGGTCCATCGATTTGTGATGGTTCTGCATTTTCATTACCAACATAATATCCTGAAGATTGAGCTTTGTCTTGGTCAAATAACCTATTAACTGCGGCAGAAGCACCGGCAATTAATCCACCGATTAATCCTCTATTATACGCTGGTCTATAGAGGTTATAATCTAACGCGGAAAATAATGCTGATCTCGTACCATTACCTGTATTTGCAACAAAAACTTCAGATGGACTTCTATATTTGTTTAAGACTGGTGCTAATAAACCACCTGTCAAATTATTTGCAACACCAAGAGCGGCGGCGGTTTGTGGTCCATTTATTGGGTTATCATCATCAAAATAATCACCAGGTATAAATGAAACAGGAAAATAAGTACCTGTAAGTCTGTTTGCTAAAGATACTGCCGCCAAAGCAGGATTTTCAGGTACAGTAATTCTCCAATCTCTAATAAAGAATGGTTGTTGACCTGTCGCTAATAAACTAGCAGAAAACGGATCTGAAATAGTGTCAAGATTGATGACACCTATTGTAGCTTGTTGTAATTCTTGTGCTACTCTTTCCTCGAATGCAAATTTTAATTGTGATGCACCAATTTTAGCTAAGAAGCTATCCGATGATAGTGGTCCATTTGATCCAATTGGATCGTCTTGGAATACTATGTTAAATGTTGGGTAGGACGAATAACTGTAATATCCTGGATCCCAATATGGTTGGTATATATTACCAGCATTTTGGATGTCGGTAATAACGATTAGATCTTTATAACCACCGCTTGGTCCCCACTTATTTGTCACATAAGCAGATTCGATATGAAATTCATTTACAATATCTAAAACTGTATCAATTGGGTCGTAAGGACCTTGATTGGTTCCTTCTGGATTGTTTGTTGACGCAACAGAATTAATCCCAATCGGGTTACTAAAACCACCCTCAGGACCGTATTCATTTAAAGGATAAAGATCTTGGGCAAATAAATTAGTGGATACAAAATTATTCGGTGAGTCAATAACATTATTCACTGAAAGCACAACTTCATAATCAACAGGATCACCTGGTGATGTGTATGTTCCAGGAACATTATATGGTGTTAAATTCTTAACTAATAATTGTTTCCTAAAAGCATCTGAGTTACCAAACGATAAAAAACTTTCAGACATATTGTTTTATTTTATAAATAGGTGTTTGGTATATTTTTTTATTAGTTTTTTGATCCGACCATAGCACTTGGTGCATTTGGATTTTCTATTGCCTTCTTGAGTAAATCTTTACCTTCTGCGGTTTGAGTAAGATAATTAACAATATCGCCCCTTATAGAGTTTAAATCCATATCCTTAACGTTTTCATTACCATTTATGGTCATGTTAAAGTTTACATCCGATTTAGTTTCAATTTTTTGTGGTTGTGAATATGCCTCTTTGAATCTCGAAGCAATATCAGTTAAAGTTGTATTTATAAAATTTTCAGAGTTTTTAGTTAGATTTGATTCGGCATCTATTAAAGCCTGCACAAAGTTTTTTTCTGCCGCTTGTTGTTTTGATTTATCACCTGTAATACCACCAGTTATATAATCCTCAACAGGTTGACCAATACTAGTATATAGTTCTCTAGTTCCTTGAGTCGTTCCTTGTTTTGCTAAATTTTTTGTTATATCTACTTGAGCACCCATTATATTTGTATATAATTTTTCCAACGGTTCTGCAGTCGCCTTACCCATTTCAACTCCTTTTATAAAACCAGCCGTATTGAATGCGATTTGTTTTGAAACGCTAAGTTGTTCTTTAGCAACTTCTTCTATTGACATACTATCCTCTTCTTGTTGTTTCTGAAGAGCTTCCATATCTGAGGCGGTAAGTTGATCTACTTGTTTTAATTCAACTTCACCTGTCTGTTCATTTTTAACATTAATAACTGCTTTACCATCTTTTAACTGAGCCATTCCTGCAATCATTTCTTTTGTTTCTTGATCTGTTGCCAAGGCTGGAAATTGTATTTGTTTCATTTTCATATCAAAATCCGCAGCTTTGATTGACATAGATGCCAATTCTTCAGCAGGTATTCCCATTTCTTTTGCGATTTCTCTCAACCTTCTTTTAGAACCTGGCATAATTTCAAATTTACCATTTGCCTCATTAAATTTAGTAAACTCTTTGGTAACATTTATAATCTCTTTTTGGAGTCCTTCGGGATCGTTTGCTGCTAAATCCATCGCCTTCAAAGGATCTAATAATCCACTTGCGGTGACACCAAGTCTTTGTAGTCCTGCCGCCATTTCAATTGCACCTTCTGGATTAAAGATTTTATCTGCAAAATTAAATACTGTATCCATACTTATACCTAATCTTTCTGAAGTAACTGCCATTTTTGCCAAACCTTTGACTCCCGTATCAAAGTTATATAAGTTCATTTTATTTAAGTTTCCAACAACTTTATCAGAAACTCCCGCAACAGATACTCCAGCCCCTCTAGCAATGTCGGTCACTTCTTTCATTTGGTCACCAACATCATAGATTGACACACCAACTTCTCTGAAACTACTTGCAAGTTTTCCAATTTCTACTCTTGAGACATCGGCGGCTGCGGATAATTCAGTGATTGCTTCAACACCTAATGTGGCCGAACTACCCATACTGTCCATAACTTTCGCCATGTTTTGTAGTGCGGTTTCTTCAGTAATACCCATTTTAATTAATTCGGGTATTGTATCGGCAATACTTTGTTTGTATCCCTCGATACTTCCTTTAGTTGCGCCAAATTCTCGTTGTAATAGAGTTGCTCTTTCGTCTAATTCTTGAAAGGCTGTCAAATTCGTTGGGTTTGCAGCATCTGCAAATGCATTTATAGTGTCTGTTACTGAATTTTTGAAGTCTGTCAGACTTAGTGTCCATTTACCTAAACCTTCAGATTGATTGGCTAAAATACTATTAGAACTATTTTTTAATCTACCAGATTGATCACCTAATGCTTTATATTCCGCATTCTGTTTTTTTATTAACTCAAGTTCTTTTTCTAATTCCTTAATTCTATCAGTCATGATATCCTTTTAACATAAATATTTACTTATTAGTTTTGGTTTCCTCAACGTGTTTTTGGATTAAATATTTACGGACATAAGTTGGCATATTCATAAACTCAGAGTATTGAGTTCTGAATAATCTAGAAAAATAATAAAACTCGTCTAATAAAATAGCTTTATACTGATAAGAAAGGCCGAAAAAATTCCACCCCAAAAGTGATATCTACTACCACTTTTTCTCCTGACGGGGCTATAACTTCTTTTGATAGATCTAATCTTGGTTCGTTATCAATTAAAAATCTTCTAATGTGTTTAGAGTCCGCAATAGGCATTTGTTCGACAAACATAGCAATTTTACTTTTGTCTTCATCACCATCAATAGATACAATATTTTTTATCAACCTGGTTGTGATAATCGGTGCAGTTCTTTCTGAGGGATACGATTTAACAATTCTATCAACCTCTATTTTATCACTCATACTTAATAACTTCAAAAGAACTTTCTTTTTTGATACAGGAAGTGTGGTTTCAAAAAATCCGTCTTCATTTGGTTCCACTTCTATTTTTTTATAATTTAATTCGTCAAGTAAGATAGTCGATGTAAATCTCTCATCGGTTTGTGGATCAATTTGCGTAACTTTATACTCGGGACCAAAAGATGTATTACGTAAAAATAATAGAATGGCCTCAATATCACCATCTAAAAGTTCTTCAGGTCTTAAATCTCTTTCATAAATTTTGTTTCTTAATAAAGGTAATATAATACCCTCATTAACATTTTTTCTAAAATCAACCTCAGCTAAAATATTTTCATCAACGGCGGTCAAGTAACCAACTTTAATAGATTTCTTTTTAGACTTGTAAAACTTACCTTGTGATGGTAATTGAATTACGTCATGTGGTAGGTTGAATTCCGCTTGTCCTGCTGTATATATATCTTGTTCCATAAACTATCTTTTATAATTAAAAATAAAAAAAGACCGTAACTAGTAAAGTATACGGTCTAATATAATTTGTATGTAATTTTTCTTAGTAAACCAAAATACAACGGTCCATTCTCATGTTTGTTGATATTTTCGCAATACCATCACTTGAATAAGATAAAGATCCTCCATCATATCCTGTTAAGTATGTACCTTCTAAAATCCATTTCTCAACAACAACTCCTGTTGGATCTAACATCTCAAGGTCAACGTTCTTTTTGTAA